AAGTAGGCTTTATTGCAAGAGTAAAAGGATGGGATGACAATAGAGTTAAAGCTGAAGTTATATTCTTAACTCACAATGAGCGTAAACATGCTCACAATCTAATATATGATCTTCCTGGTGAAAATTTGTTATGGACTCCTGAAATTCAGGAAAAGAAAACATCTCAGTATGGAGGTACTAATATTAGATACAAACACCAACTAAAAGCAAAATGGATTGAAGAGTTCACCCAATTGCATAATTCAAGTATACCTTGGAATACAATCAGGTATTGTTTTACTTTTTTATTACTTTTGTCTCAAATAATTTAATTATGGCAGGAAAAGAAATAAACATTAAAGGGAAAAAGTTTAACAAACTAACAGCTCTTCATTACATGGGTAATGAAATTTGGGAGTTTGAATGTGAATGTGGAAAAATTATATCTAAAAAAACAGCTGATGTAAAAAGAGGTAAAACAAAATCTTGTTCTAGATTATGCACTACTGGCAATCCTAGCAAGCATCCTTTGTACCAAACCTGGAATAGTATTAAACAAAGATGTTATCAAAAAAATGCCACAGGTTATCAAAACTATGGAGGCAGAGGAATAACTATGTCAGAATCTTGGAAAAACTCTTTTTGGAATTTTGTATCTGATATGAAAGATAAACCATTTTCGGCTGCTTTAGTGGATAGAATTGATAATGATAAAGGATACTGCAAAGGAAATTGTCAATGGTCTTCACCTTTAAACCAAGCAAATAACAAAAGAAATAATATTTATATTAAATACCAAGATCAGATTTATACACTTTATTCTCTTTGTAAATTGTTGAAATTAAAACACAGCACTGTATACTGGAGATTAAAAAAATCCACTTTAAGCCCTCAAGATTATTTTAATAAGTATATTTTTTAAATCAAACAGTATGATCATATTTAATCACGGAATTGTTAGCATTCATGTAATAAAAAAAGGCCAAAATCATTATTGGGATGTAATTACCAAAGAAGTAGGTTCTTTATTTGGAACAAAAACTGAAAAAAAATTTATTAGATATTTATGGAATAAACCTATTCCAATTGAAGATGCAAAATTAAATAAAAGCTATATTGAAAATGATGTGGTTTATTACAAACCGCATTGTATTATTAACATGGCTAATCGAAGTACTAAAGAAATTTACTTTGAAACAGATGAAGAACTAACTAAATATGTAAATGAGTTAAAAGAAAAAGCTCCACACATTATAGTTTAACATGGTTCCAAAAAAAGACATTGAGCTAATTAAAGAGCTTGAAGTAGAACTAAAAAGATTCCAACAAAAATTTGAGGAATACAAATCAAGGGTAGCTAGAACAATGCTGGACGGCTACCCATATAGAATCAAAGAAAGGGCTGCTCTTAAACGATCAGCTGAAGACTTAAAACATGTATTGTACAAAATAAATAAGCTATCAGAATGATAATGAATTTAATAAACTTAACAATTGGCAGTAAAATATTTGTTGTGCATAACAGTTATGCTAACAAAAAAAGAGAAGGTGGTATTGTTAATCAAGCCCGCATAGTTTCTTTTGTAAACAGAAAAGGTTTTATTGAACCAGAATTTAGAATGATTGGTCAAAAAGGACCAAACCTGTCATTATCACATTATGCTGCATTTGACAATATACAGGATGCATTAAATGCTATACGCTCATGCGATTAGTACTTCAAAAAACTAAAGCAATCAGGGGTAGTCTTTACCGGCTATCCTTGATTACTGAAGACTTCTATTTCTACAGCAACTATCAAGAAAGTGATGAAAACAAAAACACTTTAATGTATAACCGCCAAACTGATTTGCTTATATCAGATAACTATTTTGCCTATGGGGCTTTAGAAGAAATCCTTGAAGAAAATAAGTATGTATGGGTCAGCAAATACTTAAAAAGATGTTATAAAAACTACAAAATATCTACAGATGAACGGGGACATAATGACATTAAATGAGTATCTTAGTCAAACAGATCCAGTGAAAATGCCTCATGTCAAACTGGATCCCTCTGAATACTTTGTTAAAACTACACTAACGGCTTACACAAAAAGATCAGGTAGAGACAAAGTAACAATAAAACAAGTTTTCATACATGCTTTTCCAGGAGTTGAATATGTGCAAGAAGGTACTTGGCCTCAATTGTACACAACTGATGAGCATGGAAATCCAAAAGCACCCAGTTGCTTTAGAATATAAATTAATAAACAAACATACATGGAAAAACAAATCAAAATGGTGGAAGAATTCCACACAAAATTCAAACAAGAACAAGGCACGGCTCCAAAGTTTTTAAGCAGTAAAGAAACTGTTTTAAGACATTCATTGGGTCTTGAAGAATTGAATGAATATTTAGAAGCGGCAGCTAATGATGACATGATTGAAATACTAGATGCTCTAGCAGATCAATTGTACATTTTATTTGGAACAATTTGCAAACACGGTCTGCAAAATCACATTGTTGCAGCATTTGAATTAGTGCATCAAAACAACATGTCTAAATTAGGACCAGATGGTGAACCAATTTTTAGAGCAGATGGTAAAATTATTAAGCCTGAAGGGTTTAAAAAAGTTGAGTTAAAAGATGTATTAAAACTAGACTAACATATGAACACAATTACATTGGAAGACATCAAAGAATCCGTTCAAATCAGCAACGTGTTTATATTACCACTACTAAACTTTTCAAAAACAGTTCAACCTATTGAATCCTATTTAGGCATAAAAGGATTAGATATTTATGATGGCTATAGTTTAGTTCTCTTATTTCATAATCAGCATCCAACTCATCAACAACAATTAACAGAAATCAAAGCCAGTAAGCAGTTTGATTACATGATTACTGATAATGAATTTGATATTGCAATCTTTGACATGAGTGATTTTGATACAGAATATGATTTAATTATCAACGGTCACTATTCCAGGTTGTCTCAAAAATCAAAAATATTAATTCATTACCACCGTGCATCTAATAAAAAAGCACTTATAGGTATTCACCCAGAATACTATTATGAGCAGTATGCTAACTTACTAGATGTAGATGTAAACACAATCAAAGGCTATGAATTAATGCCTCCTCCAAGTGCTGAAGAGGAGACATTATCAGTTACTAACAAGATTCTGTTTTTCCTAAAGGAACAGTACTTAATTGTAGATTAGTACATACCTGAGTTTTCACGTTCAATTGCAAGAGCAGGATCAACCATTTTACCAGTAAACCCATAAAGTTTTAATATTGCATTTATGTATTTATTATCTCCTTTTTGTTGACCGTAATATGGTCCTGCTGCTCTTGTATAAACTTGCGGATCATCCATTAAAGTATTATACAATTCTGTAGTCAAATTAATTGCAGAAGTAATACCGCCTTCACCGAGTGGAGATTTTAAAGTAGCAATGTTTCTTACAGTTTTAAATGCATCTGTAGGCTCAAAAGTTTCAACTTCTCGTTGTACTCTTAAAGCAAGTCTTAAAGTTTGCAAATCCCAATAGTCCTGTGAGTCATAACGACCTAAGCCTCTTTCAGTGTAACGAGTGTGGACATATGGCAAATTAGGTAATGCTGTACTACCTGCTAGTTTATTAAATCGGTGTTCATCATCTGCATCATATGATGTCAAATATTGCATGTCATCATCATCATCATCATCATTAAACAAAATACCATTTACAAGTAAACCAATTAGTATTTTAGCTGCTAAACCCATTGTTGTGTGCAACAAACCAATTTTAGCATTTCTATCTAATGTATTAAACTTACCGGTAAAAATTTGATTTAAAGCTTCAATTGCACCAACTATTTTACCTGTTTCTGCAACGCCAGTGTAAGCATTAATTCTTTTATCTGCTCTACCCAATAATGCATTTTTAATAGACTTAGCTCCGCCTTTTCTTTTAGTGCTAATGCTATATCTATTTTGAAACATTGGAGTAAAGAACTTCACTAATGAAAAAGCAAATCTGCCTAGTAAATAACGGTAAGCTTCTGCTTCTGAAAAATCATTAGCCTGACCCACTACTTTTAACAAAACACCTTGGTGCTTATTCATTATTTTTTTCAGTTCCTTTCCTAGCTGAACATTTCCCTCAGCATCATAAGATATGCTGTATTCTGTAGGAACACCTGGCTTGGTACGCAAACGCCCATCAACAACCTCAATAGCATTATAAAGCGCTGTTTTTTTACCATTCAGCATAAAGCTTTGGCTATTTAAGAGTGTGTAGAATGCATGAATAGCTACAGAATCCTGTGCAATTTTTCTATCTACAAACCATTGTTCACCTTCTGCTACAGATTGTGCAAGAGTTTTACTTCCATAATCCCCAATATCTTTTTTTAATCTGTCCGGAACACCATCCATTAAGTCAAGTAACTGTAGCTGAATGTCTTTTTCTTTATTTGTAAAAGAATCTTTTAACAATTTAGCAGCAGTAGCTGAAGCAATACCTTGAGTAAGCGCCATGTTTACAGGAGTAAATAAACGCTTATCAGTGGCTTCTAAAGTCAACATGATCTTACCACCAAAGTAGTTAGTCATAGATGAAGTTGGATTCAATCTAAATGCAGCATTAGCTAATGTTCGCTGAGCCCATTTTAAAACTGAATCTATAGTTTTGTAAGCACCGCTGTTCATAGAAACAACTTGCTTTCCTTTAAATTGTTTGTCAATAATTGCAATAACTTGGTTTAACCTATTTGTTTTTTCAACATCCTCTTTTTTAGTAAACCTTTTAGAAGAGTTTAGTTTGTTTCTTAAATTCAAAACACTATTAGGTATTGTCAAATCTGTAATAGTAGACTGTAATAAGTTAGCAAAACTATTTCTTTTTCTTAATGCTTTGTATGATTCAATACCATACAATTGCATACCCATAGACTTAATAATATTTGAACTTACTTCATTAATAGGCAAACGGTAACTACCAGAAATAGGTCTTGACAATGTATTATAAATATCAGTTTCAGATGAACCGGCATAGATGCCTAATTCAAAATCATCTTGTCTAACAGTATAAATATTACGAAATGCTTCCAGTCTTCTTTGTGCCCAACCTTTGCTAGTAATATTCTCAAGATTACCTTTCCTATAGGAAGGAAACAGCAAATACCTCTTTTGAGAATTATCAAGTCCGCGCTGGTTATCTAAAAATTGATTTTTTACATACAACATCAAATTAAAAAGATCTCTGTTTTTATTAAACATTAATCTATAATTGCCATTTATGTAAGTTAAATCTTTAGCATTTTCTTTTGGTAAAAACTGTCCGCGGTTATCAATATTGGCTAATACAAGTTGACCTGCAGCATCAATATAATCACGCTCAACAATTTGAGTTTGGTATTCTGGTTTAACAACACGCTTCATGTAAGTCATGTTTGGCACTCTAGGAATACCATCAACTTCAATGTAACCAATTAATGAACCAGTATTTTTAGAATAAATATTTTTTTTCTTGTAGAATTTTTTATCAGTTGGTTTTGTATGTTGCCAAGCTGCACTTTTTCTATAAACATCAATTTCACCAATAATACTATTTTGATCATCTCTTTCAACACCGGTATCCACATAGTGGTTGTTTAAAAACCATGATTTAAATCCAGGACTTTTAGCAAATAGTTTGTCCATTAAATCAACATCATCTAAAACTTTACCAAAATGACTTTGATCAATAACATCTCCTCCATCTAAATCTAAACCATCAAAGTTGTCATAAATGAATTTAGAAAAAATGTCAAAAGCTTCTTGGTCCTGTTCAAGCAAAGACATAAATGTTTGTACATAAACAGTTGTTGCTTCTGTGCTGGTAATACTTCTTAATTCTTGATCAATTTTTTTAACTCTTTCAACTTGTGACGGTGTAATTCCAAATCCTATCAGACCTTGTTTGTAGCGGGTCATATATTCATTGTAATCATCTTCATCATTCTTGTTGCGGAAAGTGTTGTAATAAGCGTAATAATCACTTAAATCATTAAAGCGCGCACTTTCTTCTTTAGATAATCCAGACAACATTAAAAGATCACGCTGTGCTTCAACAATTTGTTCATGAAGAGATGTGACTTTGATTTGCTCATTTTCTGTTAATAAAGTACCGTCATAAGTTCCGGTTGTATCTTTATTTGCTTTTAAGATTGTGTAAATTTCTTCATACAATGGAGAAATATCAGCAATAGATTGATTGACTGCAATAAGTGGTGCCAGTAATTGATTTTTTTCATCAATTAGATTCTTTCTATATTCAAAGTAACTCTCATCTAACTGAACAGTTGTATTGTTTTTTAACCACTCATCAACTTCTGCTTTAAATGCAGGGCTATTTCTAACCAAATTTTTAGTGTTGATTAAGTAATCTTCAAATGCTTCCATTGCATTTTCAAAAGCATTTTCTACTTCTTCATATGTATGAAAGTCTTTAGTCAACTCAGCATATTGAGTTAAAACTTGAGCTGTAGCTAAATCACCTCCTGTTTTTAATTTTCCATCTCGGTCATAAATGTTTTGAAGTTGTTGGTATTCATACCACATCTTTTGCATTGCCTCACTGATGGTATAGTCTCCAGGATTATGAACTAAATTGTCTCTTAAAAGACGCATTTTTTCAAACAGCTCATCTCTACGCATTTTTGCAATAACACCTTCAGGAGTTCTAAATAATTTATCATGCTCATAATACTCAGGTGTATTTTCGCGGGTCATGTAATCATTTAAAAAATCTTCTAAAGCGTACTCTGCTTGTTGCAAAGCAGTTAAATCTTTTGGGTCAGCGGTAGCTTGATATTGTCTTCTGGCTTTTTCTATATCCAGATTTAATTTTGCTAATGGAATTTCATGACCATTGAAATTACTTATAAAAGCTTTTTCTTCAAACTCAACAACTTCATTGTTTATAACTTCATATGATTTGTTTACTTGTTGAATAGCTTCACCTAAACCTTGTTCTCCAAAAACCTTAGTATCAAAACCTGCTTTTTTTAATAAAGGTTCCAGACCCTTCATAAAATCACCTTCTCGCGCTACAACATTACCATTTACTTCTTGCAACACATCATTTACATAACTAGCAAAACCTCTAACCACTAAGTCTTGATTTAACATAGCAGATTCAAACAAGCCATTCATCCAACTAGAATCATTAAGTTCATTGGTCATAGTTGCGCGCACTTGTTCTTTGCTTAAATTTTTACCAGTTAAAGATTTAAGTTTCAAGTAATCATATCTTGGCTTTTCAGTATTAACATTAAGATTAGCACGGGAACTTAATTTCTTAAGCTCATTAGCTTCTTCTACAGTAAGTCCGTAAAACTCTTCATGTAGTCTGTTATAATCAGCCATGTTACCGGCTTTTTTCAAAACATCTAGTTGCTCAATGTATTGCTCTTTTACGGCTCCTTCTGCATCATTTAAATGATTATAAAGAACATCAATAACAGCATCTGCCTTTGTTTCTTTAATCTTTTTAGAGATCCCTTCAAGTTTATTACGCATGTCATACAAGCGTTGACCAAAGGAAGTATTGTAAGAGTATGCTGTGTATGTTTCTTTAATTAAAGTGTCAATATAAGTAAGCCAGTGATTAGTATATGTATCAAGGGAAAACAATGCATCTAAATCATCATTTGTTGTTGCACCATTCTTAACTAAGTCATCAACTTTGCTGCTGAATTTATCAAAAACCAAATTAGCTTGCACCAATGAATTTACAAATGAATTAAGTTTGTCTTTAAACAATTCAGTGTCTTGAACAAGATCTAAAGGAAGATTAGGTTTCTTACTGTTTGTACTTAATACATCCAGGATTTTAACAAGTTTCTGTAATTCACCGCTAAAGTTTTCATCACTTAAATCTTCACGCAAAGTTTGAAATGCATCATTCTCTCTTGTTAAATTTCCTAATTGCTTTTTAGCAATATCATAAAGCTCATTAATTACTTGCTGTGTTTCTTTTCTAGCTCTGTTTTCAATGTCAGCAACCTCAGCATCATATTCTCTTGCAAACATTATTACATCGTCTGCATTTAAGAATTCAGTATTCAAAATAAATGTTCCACCCTCATTGATCATGTTGAACAATTGAGACAAGGTAGTTTTCTCATTTAGGTTAGAAATATTAATTTTCTTACCTAGTGTTTTTCTTAAAAATTGTTTGATCTGGAACAATAAATTTTGCAACCAAGATTTTGAAACTGCAAATTTAGATTCCAAAGCTCTTACAATTGCTTCTTCCATAAACTCAGTAGAGTTTGGAACATAATCAGAAGACTTCCCAGAGATAGTATTAAAGATTTTTTGTCCTTCCTGTGGATCCGTTAATGTAGAATACAAC